ATAATCATGAAACAGGTAATGATATGCACTACCCACCAAAAAGTTCTAACCGCCGCAACAGCATTTGCCTGTCTATCGGTCTCACCTACTTTTTCACCCAAACTCTTAGCCCAAATACGCCACCATTTCTTCACGCATATTCCTCATTTTATTGACGGACTTATTTCCGTCCTCTATTCTTATTTTCTCCTCTGAACACCGCATCCATTTCTTTAGTCCATTCTTCTCCAATATCTGGATACCAAACTCCTACACTACGTTTCGGTGTTCCATCGGCATGATAGGCCATAACTATACAAATTTGTTTGCACCTATTCTGTTGATACTCACCCCAAAACATATCGACATAATCACCTGTCCTTAGATATGTTTCTAGATTTCTAATGTATCCTTGGTGTGTAGCAAGTTTTGCTTCTGCACCTTTAATCTTTGCACGAACATTTGCACGTTCAGTTGCTAACAACCCCTTCTGGGTCTTAATCCACTGTTTAATTTTAGTATGATGCCATGCGTCATCCTCTGGTCTTTCTAAGACACTTGGATGGATTGATTTATATTCTGGGGGATTTTCTTTAAGTCGTTTTTCACGAGCAATCGCAAGACGTTCTACCGCTGCCTTCTTCTGCTCTTCAGACATAGGCTTTCTGCGTTTTCTTGGCTTCTTAATTGAGTTATCATTCTCAATTGCTTTCTTTCCCATAATATCACCATACTATTGTTAGTGGACTTCCTGTCCGTTGAAATTTGAAAGTTTAGTAACCCTGTTCTTCGAATCGTTTCTGCATTTTTCTTTTAAATCGTCTAGTTGCAGCATCCTTGGCCTTTCTACGTTTTGTTCCCTTAGACTCAAAGAATTGTCTATCTCTGATTTCTTGGAACAATCCATCTTTCAATAGTTTCTTTTTCAAAACTTTGATGGCCTTTTCAACATTACCGTTACGAACCTCTACTGTATTACCTTGAGGTTGTTCACTTCTCCTTTTATTGTATTTATTATATTTCATCATATCCTTTCAAGTTGGCCTGCCCTGTAGGACTCGAACCTACGACCTACGGCTTAGAAGGCCGTTGCTCTAATCCAGCTGAGCTAAGGGCAGATTAACTCAACTTACTTCTTAAAATTTAGTCTGTAAATTTTACCTTCGAATTCAAACTCAACAGTTGAATTCTTATATACATTTTCAGTCTTATGGGTATAGGTTGTGTTATTATAACATTGTTGAACATTTTGGTATCCGACAATCTTCTTATCACCCTTACCACCTTGGATTGCACCGATTAACGCACCGACACCAGTTGCGGCCTGTTTACCAGTTCCTTTACCAATTTGGTTACCAATTACACCACCGATAATTCCACCTAGAATTGCACCGTCTGTGTCCATCTTGTCTTCACCATAAATGGGGACTTTTGTGGTTTCACAAACTTGTTCTGTGTGTGGGATTTTCTTTGAGACTATTTTGTAGTTATCGTAAACAATTGCGTCTGGATATGCAGTATTAGGTTGTTGGGCAGACGCACTACCTGTGATACCTAGAGCAACTAGTCCAGCAACAATTCCGACTTTATTGATATTTTTCATAACTATTCCTTTCAATTTAACTTTACCATCATACAGCATCTTCACATGAATGTCAATAACTTTTTATGACCAATCTACATTCCTTGGAACATAATCTTGGATTTTTGCCTTAATTGACTTTTCTAGTTTGTTTACTGGAGTAGGAGCCATGCCACTTCTCTTAACATAGAAGTATTCTGCTTCGATAACAGACATACCACCCTTACCAGATTTAACAATCTCTGTGTCTACACCAACCTTATTAAATGCGAATACTATGTCACCATCCATATATCTAGATAACTTCTTACCCATGTTTAGAATGTCACCCATAGTGTTCGCCGCACCTCTGTGGGTGTTCACTAAAATTTCTACTGGAACAGTTCTTGACCTTTTTGCATTCTGGTCAATCGCAATTTCCACATCATTAATCACCCAAACGATATGGATGTTTTTGGGGTCATAACCCATTACTTTAGTGTCTTTTGTAATCTTTTCTAATTTTCGCAAATCCTTCAACGTCACATCAAAGATAATGTTTGGTTTGCGTCTTGGGTCAGCAGTCATGATAGAAGTATATAAATTAGAAAGTTTTCTATCATCTAATTTCAATGTATCCCCTAGAATTTTATGAAGTTTGAATACGTTCTCTGGGTCTTTTAAGTTTGCAGATAGGTCTGAAAGTTCAACACCAAATTCGTCTTTCACCTTCTTCATAATTATTGGAGTTTTTGACGCAAGTGTTTTAAGAGCATCTACATCGAAAACATAACCCTCTACACCTAGAAGATTATCTTTTACAAATCCTTTACCAGAACCAGCACCACCAGCCATAATAACAATATGACCAAAATTCGGATATGCTTTTCCACCAACAGTGATAAGTTTTTCTAGAAGAACATCATACTGTTCTTCCATGTAGGTTTCTCTCACTTCTGGGTCTACAATAGGTTCCAGAGGTTTTGAGATAAATTTCTCAAACGATTTCACTTAACTGTCTCCACTTAAATAGTTTCTTTCGTCTATTTATAACGATTATGGTTTCGCAATTACTTCTTGCAAAATCTTCTGTCCGTCCTTATCTTCTTTACAGATAATGTAATTATTTTTTTCCAATGTATCTAAGGTATTTGCAATCGCCTCTTCAATTTTTTGACGATTTGCTTGATACTTACCAACTTGATAAAATACCCAAAGAACTGATGTTGCTAATACTGCGTGTTCTAATCCTGTCATTTATCTCTCCAATGTTGTTGTAGTGTCCGAAATATTTATCACCCATTTGAACTGGGTGCAAACTCCTTTTCAAACTCAGTTACAATTGATTTCTTTTCAGCAATCAACCTTTCAACTGAATGTAGTGCCATTCGTTTCTCATCAGACGCACCTTCAGTCATTGCAATTACAAGATTCTCAAGAACCTCAATATCATTTAAAACATCAACCATTTACAGTCTCCCTGTTGTCACCTTGGATTTTCAAAACACACTTGCCAGTAATAAGATTGTCAACCCAACCACAAAACTTTCCAACCAAGTCTGGATAGTTTTCTTGTTGCATTTTACCAACAATGTAACCACGTTTCTGAAACCAAACACCCTTAGAGTTTTTCTTCAACTCAGTTGGTAGATAAAGGGTATCCCAATCACCACCATACTCTTTCTGTTGTTTGACATATTCAGTATCTTCATTGTCACCAAGAACATACCAAGTAGCAATGTAAGATTTGAAGTAATCATTATCTTCACAGATGAATGGTTTTACTTCCTCTACAAGAGCATCAAACTCTGCATCAACATTGTTGATGACATAAGTGGAACCAAACTTATACTTCCAACGATAAGAACCAGTGAAACCCTCATGGGCTGCATAGTTTTCTTCGTCTTGCATCTCAATAATCAGTTTCATAATATTACCTCATTTCTCATCATCAATTATCATACTACCATTGTTTTCACAACAAGTCAAGAACTTTTTTGAACTTTATTCAATCCTGTCGTGAATAGGAACCGCACCATAAAAACCATGTCCAAGTCGTGCCTCAATTGCCTGACTAAATCGACTATCAGATGTTGCGGCATAGTTACCACCAAACATCTTCTGTTTACCTTTGCACTCTTCTGGAACAATTTTTACTGAAGAACCAAAACCAAAAGTCTGTTTCACCAACTGTGCGGCAGGATATTCATCACATGGGTCAAAAGGCCCATCCACATTTATCAAACAAAGTCCTTTGATGTTCCTAGATGAAACACCACCATTTGTGCAATCATAATTTGATGACGCATCTTTATAAACATTTACTAATAAACCCATAATTAAGCACTCCATACTAAGTTGTTGTCTTCAAGAATCATGTCACGAACACGTTCACGGTCTAGTGAATCACCACCACCCCATGTAACTGTTTCTGTTTGTGAAGCAATATACTTCTTAGTTGCATCCAGAATCATTGTGTTTGTCATACCCTTGATAGGATAGATACCGTTGTTCTCATTGTAGAACGAATCTACATAAGCAACGAAATCTACTAGTTCTGAAACGATTTTCTCTATATTCATAATTAACCTCTTTTCTCACTTTCTATATACATAATACCTGCTTTGATAACAAAAGTCAAGGGCTTTTTTAAAAAAAAGTCAAAAAAAAAGCCCTTATAAATCAAGGGCTTTTGAATAAAGTTGTTATTTTTTTAGGTAGGTTAGTGTTTCCACCCACCTCTGGGAACCTTTACCCCCATAGAAATGCTTCTGATATCTCCACGACATATACCCATGTCGTTTAGTTCTCTATCAGACAATGCATGTAGTTCAAAATATACCTTCTTGTCCATCTTTGGGGTAATAGTATCTCTGAAGTTTTTGTATAGAGATGCCACTGCGTCACAAAACGCACAATAAGTTCTGGTCAATGTTGTCATAGCGTTGCTCCAAATATAATAAGAACTGGAAGTGCAAGTGGGAATGTGATTAGAAACACCCCTTCTGCAATATTGCAGAATTTACATACTTGTTCGTTTTCTTTTAGTTTCAAAATCATCTGGGTCATTTTAGTTTTTTCAACTCCATCATACATACTTTTGCTTCTGCATGATATCCCATACGAGATAGTTCGGCTGCGGCACGAGCATAACCTACAGTTTCTCCGATTTGATACAGTTTTGCAAAAAATCTTTTAGTTAGGTGTGAAATCTTATCACACAATTCACATGTTTCATTATATGTAACTCGTAATACTAGTCCTATCGACATTATATCTTTCTCCTTCTGGTGGTAATGTAGTCGTAATACATGATGCAATCATCATCTGCTAGGTGTTTGACATCGTTGTGATATTCAGTTCGTATGAATCTTACGATATCGGCATACTTCTTCTTATTTTGGAACAAATTAGACATCCAATTTAACATTTTATTTCACTCCTATAAAACGTATAAAGGGATGCATTGCATCCCTGTTAATGTTGTTTAGTTTTGGACGGTAGGCTCAAGAGCTCCCATTCCTCATCTGTGTAAGGCCACATTGGTCAGTTCTCCTTTGGGGTTTTACACAGTTATTTATGTCAGTAGGACTGTCTTTTTTTAAAAAAAGTGATGCTTTTTTTGCATTGCCGTTATAACTTTGAGGCAAGGCTACTTTGGATGCATCTTTACAAAGAACTCTGCGTCCACTACGATAAGTGGTTTCTTGCCATTCTTTTTCATTACTACAATAGGTTCATAGTTTCCACTGTTTTCAGATGCTTGAGTATATGCATCCCAAACATTCAGTTTCTCTACGTTTTTACATTCGATTGAATAGGGGAATTTTTCTCTTGCGGCACGAGCCATAATCAAATCTTCACCACCGGCACCCATACTTCTAGATTCAATATCTTCTGGGTGGACATCCAGTTCTTCAATCAGTTGGTCTCTTACCCACTGTTGAAGTCTTCTTCCTTTCGCCTTCGCACTTTGTGTTTTCATTATTTTTCTTCCCAAAAATTTCATCCCAATTTTTTGCAAATCGGTCTCTATTACTTATGGGTCTTGATTTACTACCTTTACCACCATGCCAATTGCTCATATTAATTACCTATAAAGTTGGGTCTTGTAATCCTAATAAATCTCTTCCATCAAATATTCTAGAAGAATACTTTCCTTTTGCATCTACATAATGTAGAAATGTCTGTATTTGTTTTCTTCCAGTATACGGTTCTCTCCAGTGTGGACAATCCATACCTTTGTATACACACATATCGCCAGGGTTCAAATCTACAGATGTTTCTTTTCCATTTAGGTCTTCCAACCAAATGGGCCAATCATCACCCTCAGATGCAATGCATAGAGTTACAGAGATTTCACACTCTGGTCTGTCTGTATGTTTCTTTAGAACAGAGTTTTTATAATAGTTTCTATAAAAAGAATATGTTGGAAGTATTTTTTTATTTGAAATATCTTGAACTTTGGGTAAGAGCATTTCTAGTAAACTTTCAGATGCATGATGCCCATATGTAGAAAAGGCATCATCCCTAACCAAAGAATCCCCAAACATCTTTTGTTCTGGGAACATGTGTTTTGCATATGTTTCTGCTAGTTCAAACTGTCTCTTTAATAGTTCAAGTGTTTGTTCAGTAATTACATTTCTAACTACTTCATAACCAAGTTTTTCAAACATTAATCCCAATCTTCCTCATCATATAAACTATCTTGCATCTCGATTTCTATCTCTGATGCACAGAATGGACAGAACGATATATTATAATACCGTTCTTCCATATCATGTTTTACTTCGAATGATGCTTCACATTCGCCGCATTGTATTTTTTTTCTGCTCATGCTGCTTCTGTTTCGTAAACGTCATCCCACTTACCATTAAGTCCAGCAACTTCGTATTCAGTTACACGATTTTCAAAGAAGTTGGTGTGGTCTGCTCCATTAAGAACCCACTCCAACCACGGTAGAGGGTTATCCTTGACCTTATAGTTACCTCTAAGTCCAAGTTGAATCAATCTTCTATCAGTTATATATCTGACATATTGTTTAACTTCTTTTTCCTCTAATCCATCAATGTCACCCATTTTATAAGCCAAGTCAATAAAGTTATCTTCTAACTTCACAGCCTGTCTTGCCATCTCGTAGATAGTTGCCTTGAACTCGTCATCAACAATTTTTGGATGTTCGGCACAGTATGCCTTGAAGAGTTTTGCAATACCTTCAACATGAATTGATTCGTCACGAATACTCCACTCAACAACTTTACCCATACCCTTCATCTTTCCGTAACGCTGGAAGTTCAACAACATTACAAATGATGCAAATAGAGCAATACCTTCATTCATCACTGACTTTGCCATGGTTAGTCCTAGACCACGAACTGTGTTCGGGTCACTCTCCATCATAAACTCAATCTTGTCTGCCATCTCTGTATATTCTAGGAAGGCATGATACTCGGCATCAGATAACCCAAGTGTCTCATTAAGAAGTGCATATGCACGTTGGTGAATAGCTTCTCTATTCGCAAACGAACCAAGCATATTACGAACTTCATTGTTCTTAAACTTTGGTATAAGTTGGTCATAATAGTTTTGTCCTACTGCAACATCTGACTGAGTAAATAGTCTTAGAATGTTTGTGATATATTCTTTCTCTACTGCATTTACTTTACCAGACTTCCAATCAGCAACATCTTCAGACAAGTCAAGTTCATCTTCAATCCAGTGAACTTTCTCATGTCTTGTTGTGATTTCAACTGCCCACGGATAATGGAATGGTTTGTATGTTTCTGAGAACACCATAAGTCCACCACCACGTTTCTTAACAAACTGTTCTGAAACCGCCATAAACTGGTCATAGGTTCCAATCAACTTATCGTCAATAAAAATCTGTGGGACAGAACGAGCATTAGGAACCTTCTGATAAAATGCAAGTCTTTCTTCATCATTATCTAGTTTATATTCAGTATATTCATAACCATGTTGTTTGAACCATGCTTTTGCTTTATCGCAAAATGGACAATTTGATTTACTATAAATTTCTACTTTCATTTTTTCCTTTTCCTCTATCCTTGACAGGCAACACACTCATCTTGTGCTTGTGTTTCCATTGTTTGTGTTTCAAAATCTTTAAGTGCATCTCTTGTTACCTTCTCAGCAACATTCTCTGCACGTTGAGATGTTTCGGTTCGTAGATAATACAAACCCTTTGTTCCTAGTTTCCAAGCAGCATAGTGTGCTTGGTGTAAATCTTTCTTATCTGCACCGGCAGGGAAAAATAGATTTAGTGACTGACCTTGACATAGATACTCTTGTCTATCTGCGGCTTGTTCTACAATACACAATTGGTCAATCTCTATTGCCGTTTTGAAAACATCTTTAATTCTATCAGACAAAAAGTCCAAGTGTTGAACAGAACCACCACTAGTAATAATAGAACTCCATACTTCCTGTGTATTCTGTTTTGCTTTCTTCAACTCTTCTTCTAGATAACTATTCTTTACCAAATGTGAACCAGCACGAGTTCTATGCGTATATGCATTTGCTTTAGATGGTTCAATAGATGGTGAAGTAGAAACAATAATAGAACTATTTGCATTGGGGGCGATTGCAAGTAGATGTGCATTACGTCTACCTGTTCCTTGCATATCTGGTGCTTCACCTCTTTCCAATCCCATAGAGTTAGATTCTTTCACTGCTTCTGTCTTTATATATTCGAACACTTCACGGTTCAATTCTCTTGCCTCTGAGGATTCAAAAGGAACCCTTTTTTGGTGTAACAAAGCATGCCATCCCATTGCACCTAGTCCTAGACTTCTTTCTTGTGTAGCAGAGTATCTAGCACGGCTGATTTCGTCACCAGCGTTGTCTATGAAAAACTGTAATACATTATCCAGAAAACGAATAAGGTCACGAACAAGAGTTGTATCTTTCCATTCATCATATTTTTCTAAGTTAAGAGATGACAAACAGCAGACAGCAGTTCTATCTTCTGAAGTTGGCAAATGTATTTCGTTACAAAGATTAGAACCATGTATTTTTAATCCTTTTGATTTCATCGTGTGAGGTAATGCACGATTGGCAGTATCAATAAAGTTTAGGTATGGTTCACCTGTTCTATAACGAACTTCCAGAATTTGTTGCCATAGGTTACGAGCAGGCATTGACTCACGAACTGTATCATCATTAGGGTCTTTTAAGTCCCAAGTCTCATTGCGTTCAACTGCCCGCATGAAATCATCTGTAATATTAATTGCATGATGCAAATTTAGGTTCTTACGGTTTACGTCACCAGTAGGAACCCTCATGTTTAGAAACTCAATAATGTCTGGATGTGATACATCCATATATGCGGCATATGAACCCTTACGAGTTCTACCTTGACGGTATGCAGTCATATCTGCATCAACCGTATGTAGGAATGGCATAGGGCCAGGAGCCTTGTCTGAGATTGCACGAATATCACTCCAGTGTCCACCAACACCACCACCTTTGACTGATAACCATCGTAGTTCTGCCGAGTGGTCAATTAGTCCTTCAAGTGAATCTGGAACATAAGTCAGAAAACATGAAATAGGAAGAGCCCTTGCTTTTTGGCCTGGCAATGGTGCATTCGAAAGAACAGGTGATGCAAACATAAACCAACCCTTTGCAACTGCCTCATAGACACGTTGTGCAAGGTCAAGGTCACCAGCACAATACGCCAATGCGGCTCGGGCATATGCCTGTTGGGGTGAATCTTCTGTGTCTAAACAATAATAGTCCTTGAGTAGTTTGTATGCTTGTTCTGATAATTTTTTGTCGTATTCTTTTTCTATTGTAAGACCGAGGTATTCTTTTTCAGCAAGAGCCTCGACCTTTGGAAAGTCAATGATTGTATTAACTTCTGCAAGGGCCATTTGTTTCTCCTAATTTGATTTCTAGTTTTTCTTCCAGTTATTGAAAACTGTTTTAGCACTTAACCCATGATGGGTGTTGCTACTTATAATTAGCATGATTTCATCATGGGTGTATCCATGCAGAATCATGTCATTGATGTCTTTTTGTTTTACAGCATTAGGCCAGATTACTATCTTATACCCATCGTCTATAAAACGACTTATTTGGTCAGTAATACTTTTGTTCCTTGGTTCATTATCGGGAACAAGTATTATCTTATCTTTTAAATGAGGGATTCGTAAATCACTCTGGGCAACTGCAATTCCGTTGTCTATAAACAGAGAATCCAGTGGGCCTTCCGTCACATATATTGGTTTACTTAATTCAACCTTATCCATACCAAATATTTTTGGACAGTCCCCATCCAATATGATAGTGATATACTTTTGAGGTTCAGAACCAAACGCTCTTCCTTGATAGGCAAATATTTCCCCTGCTTCGTTTCTAAAGGGGATTATCATCCGTGGATGGTCACCGTCAAGAGTTGGAAACTTGTTTTTTACAAGTGTGTTTGTGAACTCAAAGAATTTTGGACAGTAATATATATCATTCCATGAAGCTCTAGGGAGACATCTTTTAGAAAAAATCTTCATTGCTGGATGATTTTTTTCTAACTCACTAAACTTCTTTAAACCAAGAAATGATTTGAATACAGGTTTTTTAAATGTGAACTCTGGTTCCTTTACTTTGAAAGAACCATTATACTCTTTCCCTGCCTTACCCTCTTTAAACATCTCCATCTGATACTCTTTGTATAGATTGGAGTCTATATGTTCGATAAGTTTAGGAAGAGTTGTTCCCATAGCACAATTATGACACTTATAGAAAAGGTCATTCTTTGTCTTGTATATGAATCCTCTGGCCTTCTTACGGTTCTTCTGTGAGTCACCACAGTATGGACATGAGAAATTCCATAGGTAATCACTCTTTTTAGAGAAGTTCCTAAGTCTAACCGATATAAGGGATATATATTTTGTGTCGATATAGTTCATTATTCATAATATACAGTATTTCACCTTCAATGTCAATAGGTTTATTAATTCAGTTTCATTGCGGCCTGAACAATAAATCCTATTACTATGGAGCCACCTATGATTAGATATCTCCATTTCTCCAAAACACCTACTCTGCTTTGTAGTTCTTGTCTTAATTTTTGAAACTCTTCTGATTCTGCACGACTGTGCTTACCAATGGCGTCAATCATTCTTCGTTCCATCTCACCCATCATCTGGTTTTGTTCTTTCGCATTAGTTGTGATGCGAGAATGCAATTCCATGATGTTATTCTGTAACTTCTTTTCTTGCTCGTCCAATGCTTCTTCCTGTCTAATAAGTTTTTCTTCATGGACAGCCATAATAGTATGTAGAGATTGAGAAACATCGGCAATTTTCTCAATTGCAGTATCTAGTCTGGTGTGTATATCACTCATATTCTGAACTTCTTTTTTAAGTAGTTCTACCTCAGTCTCTATATTCCTAGTCGCCATTTTCTATCTTCTCTATTCTAGATTCTAGTTCGTCTATTTTTTTGGTAACATGTGGATACTTTTTTCTCCACGCATCAGTTGGTTGTTGTAACCAAGTCCACTTATATTTATCAACTAGATAATCTAGAAAGAGGTCGAATTTAGCATAACACCACAATCCTGCTCTAGTTCCTTTAAAGTATGCCAAAAAGGCAGCACCCAATACAGAACCCAAAATGGCAGTGTAAATCCAAAGAGTATCACTGAGAAGTCTATCTACTAATCCCATTCTAATCCCTTGGTCAGTTTAACATAGTTTCCCATGCCGTGGTCTTCTACACCATCAAGTGCGTTATTCTTCCACCCTCTCCATTTATCTTTCATCATTTGCCACAATGTCAACGTCCTTACATTACCATAAAAATTTATGTATGTCAAGACCCCATGATGTTTGTAACCCATAATCCATAAAGGAACCTTGGTTACTAGGTCATTATTGTTCACAATTCTTGAATGTGGTGTGACAATATGTTTAATAAACCTACGAGTTCCGACACGAGGGGAACCGAATGTTGTTAAGTGTTCAACTTTCTTGAACTCTTCTATACGAGAACATGCAACAGTTGCCATGGCGGCACCTAATGAATGTCCTGTAATATAAAACTTTTTCTTCAAATGTTTATTCATATGGGATTTTAGTTGTTCCCATAACTTGTCAAGTTCACCTCTGAAACCAGAATGAACCCATCCATGTGTCACTGCACCACGAGGAATTGCATTTAAGTCTGCAAGAATATCAGATAATTCATCTGGTTCTGTTCCTCTAAAACAAAGAATGTATTGTTCTTTGTTCCACACAGCATGACACTGGGCTCCATCTATATCAAAAAACTTGTGATTAAATCCTAGTTTTGTGTAAACTGGTTTTGCATCCTTACCATCAAGATAAGCATTAGCCGCCAGTTTCGCCATCAGATGTATCATCAGCATTTCTCTCTTCTGTTGGTTTCACTGCATCTTCATAATAAACAATTATTTGTTTTTGTTGTTCAATATATCGTCTTAGTTCTGCAAAGTTCAATGATAGATTCTCATAGTCTTTCACAGAAATGGCAATATACGCATCTGCACCATTCTTTGATTCAAAGTCAGTGACAAATTGTTCGTAGTTCTCTTTTGATACTACATAAATTTTTACATCATTTAACTGAACTTGTTTTGGATGAGGAACAGTTGGGATATTTCTATCCACCACTTTTGTTACCGTAACAACTTCTGGCTCCGGCATGAAAGTGGAACAACCACTCAAAAAAACAATACTACTCGCTAGTAGTAATGTCTTCCAACTCATCCCATAATTGGTCGGTAGCATTTTGCATCCTCTTTTCTATTAGTCCTGGCTTCTTATTTGCAAGGTGTGTAAGATTATGTTTGTTTAGAGTTGACCTTAGTTCATCTCCATACTCTTCTGCACGTTGCAAGTCTTTTGTTAATTGTGAGTTCAATTCACCAAGCATAATTGCGTCCTGTGATTGTTTCGCAATTGTTTCTTCGTTCAATTGATTTGCAGTTACTAGTTTTGCATTGTTTTCTCGTAACTGTCCAATGGTTGCTTGAGTGGTGTCGTAATAGTATTTTGCACCATACAACGCACCACCCAATAAACCGACTACAATTAATATTGCATAAATTCTAAACATATCATCTCCATGGCAACATTGTCATGCCAAATTGATTAATTAGTAGTTCTAAGACTACTAGTCCAATCAAACCACCAACAATCTGCCATGCCCAGTATTTCCATCCTGTTAGGTTTCTAGACCAGTTTGCTAATCTACTGTTATGTGCTTTATCATACATACCAGTTTTATTACCAATCTTCTCTGCCCACCAGTTTCCGTCAAGGACGTTTTTTAACATGATGAGGGGCCAGAATATGATGTGAATGATTTTTTTCAATTATTCAGATTTCCAAATTGTCCATGCACCGTAGGCGATTGCTGCATATGCAAGAATGCCTGCGATAGGTTTCGCTATTAGAACAACTACACCCAATGCAACCAATGCCGCACCATCCCATGTAGTTCTTTCTTCTATTCGTTTTTTAATCCAATTTTTCATCTTATGCCTTAGCCTTCCATGTTTTTTGTTTTTTTGTAGTAGACTTCTTGGTAGTAGAAGTCTTATTTGTTGCACCCTTACGAGGTGCTCTCTTTTTCTTTGGGGCAGGAGTTGGTTTTGTTTCTTCTACCTTAACCTCTTCCTTTTTCCCAAATAACCATTTAAACATAATGTCTCCTAAAATGATAATTTCCTGTTAGAAGTTGAAAAGTCTTTTTTTCTCATTACAGTCTTTGCAACTAAATCTAACTCTTTTCCGTCCCATTTCAATGCAAACGGCATATTAACATCTGTTTGCATATCATTAAGAACTGCTTCTGCGTCTGGGCCTAACTGGGCAATCTTTTTACCATACTTTTTATAAGATTGCTTAAACAGTCTAATAAGCTCTGCCACAGTAATTTGTTTCTTGTTACGAACATCATTCACCCTATCTAGGAAGTGTCGAGTAAACTCAACATCAATTCCTACACTCTTATATAGACGGTCTGCATATTTCTCTACACCATCTAAATCTTTTTTGGATATATTTGCACTGCCAGCAGATGCATTCAAATCTGCAATAGGTTTATAATTTCCTATTGCATATGAATATGATTGTTCATAAATTTGTTTGAAGGATTTCAAGTTACTTTACCTTAGATAAAGCAAAATCTGCAATCTTCAAAAACTGGGCTTTCTTGCCATTAATTAAATCTGCCATCTTCTTCTGGTTTGATTTATTAACCGCATCGTAAACCTGTGTAACTGCCGATGCAGTAAACAAGTCTACTTTCATAGAACCGTCCTTGAATCTAATGTTTTTGTTTTGTTTTTTCTTAACAATATCTTTTAACATTGCAACATTGTCCTCTGCAAGATGTGATTCTCTTTCTAGAGTATTCTCTTGGACTTGTTTTGCAATCTTAGACTGTTCTCTTTTTGCCTTACGTTCAGCCATTCTCTTAAAGAATGTTCTGGCTTCTCGTGTTCTACCGTCATAGGGATTCTTTTTCTTTTTGACAACAACAGTTGAACTGTCATCACCAGTTCCAGCAACGGCAGAACCAGAAGCATTGGCAGGTGCTTCTTCACTCTTAATGCCCAACTTAGGGTCATTATAGAACTTCTGCATTATGCTATCGAATTTGATACTCACAGTAAGTCTCCTATGTCTAGTTCTTTTATATCTTCAGCAGAAACGTAAATCTTCTGCTTTGTTTTTCTATGGATTACAGGGAAAACATCAACCCCAAGAATTGTGTCTGTTGGGGAAACATCTTCAAATGCCTCTACCTCATCACCTTCCTCAACGTCAATAGTATCTTCATCTTCTTCACCTGTTGTAATAACATCTTGTGTGAGAACATAAAGTCCCTTTGAGAGTTTACCATTGTCCAGAGTTACCTCTTCAACAATAGTGTCATCTAACTCTATTCCTTGTTCCTCAAGAAATTTCATAAATTCGTTTTCAAACATCTTATCGTCTTCAACATGTTCCTTAAAAGTATCCTTTAATAGAAACAATGCAGCCGCATAGGTTCCAACCTTTGTCCTAAGGCCAGGCACCTTCATGAATATTTTCTTAATGTTAAATACCAGTTTATGCAAAATTGTATAGGCACTTTGTTCAGTCTGTTTATACAATTTTTTATCAGTTCGGTTACCATCTTTGTCAATGATACCCATCTTGTATGCATCAGTCTTCTCAAACGGTGTTGTCAACAGTTTGATGAAACGGTATGTTACAAATAAATCAATCGCTCTTCCCATTATAGTTTCTCTAATGCTTCCTTAACTTTTTCGTCATACTCAACATGACTTAATTCATCTTCTGGTAACATATTCAAGAAGGCCATAAAGGACTTTAACACGGGCCAGAATTCTGGTTCTATCTTAAACAATAGTAAAGTAGAACCAGCATCTACTCCAAATAAGTTGTTGATAACAATCATATGATTTAATATCAACCGTTCTTTCAATTCGCCAGATGAAAGATACTTTCGTAAAAGTCTCTTGAGGTATTTAAACCTCTTCATATCATCTGCGAATTCACTTTCACCAGAACATTGTGGATTGTCATAATGCTTTATTGCAAACATCAAGACATTTTCGTTGGTTATCTTTTCAAACATAATAAAAACCGTTTTCTTTAAACGATTTTAGTTCTCACAAAGTGCGTTCCGCCTTCAGTGACTTGGTGTTTAATCTCTAGAGAAAGTCCACCCTCCACTCTATGTGAGATACCATCATCGTTAATATCTCCATTTTCGTCTTTACCAGACCTACCACCAAACTGTGTCAATGGCATCTTATATGTTCCACCATCTGTAGAACACGTTACATCTTCAAAAGACAGGGATAGTCTTCCCAATCTTTCTCTGATTTTCTCAAGTGCATGTTCTGGAATCAAATATTCCATTTGTCCCATTACACCTAAGAAACCATTGATTCTTTCAATAGTTTTTGGGTTGGCAATGTCATTTGCAAAGTCAGTTCCATCATGTGGATAACCAGCATCAGCTGCCTTCTCTGAAATCATTTCATTAAACTTTTTCATTCTTCTTCTCCTGTGTCGCATTGGCAATTGCCATCATCATCACAGCATACCTCATTTGGATTTTCTTCTAATATTTCTTGAATCATATTAGATTTCTTTTCCTTCTTGAGTTTGACTTTCTCGACCTTTGCGATTTCTTGAATGGTATCCTTTTTAATAATAGGCATTCCATTCGGCCCCATTCTTACATTCATAATAGACCCCTTATGCTACTGTGCAACCGCTGTTTGCAAGGACTACCCAATTTGAATTAGTGAAAACCAAAGTTGCGGTATCACCAGCATCATTAAGTGTCAATGTCGAACCGTTTGCAAAGTTAGTTGGTGTGATAACAGAGTCACCACTATCAGCAATCATAGTAATGATTTTGATTTGACCATTTGTTCCATCTGCAAGTGAACCAGCATGAGCTCCACCAGCTGATGCGGTATCAATATGAGTAATTGATGTAGTTACGTTTACTGCATCAGATGTATTTTCAATTACCTGTGCAGTTCCATCCAACGCAATATATGTTGGAATGTTGTTAAACACGTTTGCAACCGATACTTTTTTATTAACAGGGTTGTCACTTGGGTCATCAATTACATGCAACAGGTCTTCTGCCGCAAGTCCGTTACCCAAATCTGTTAGTGCAGTGATTTTTTTATCTGCCATTTTCTTTCTCCTTAGTTAATTTTAACCCTCAACTCAGTGCTTGTGATACTGCCGCATCTGCACCATCGTCTTGCGAGGGAATGCTACTGTCGGGACTCGACTCACCTAATAGGGACAGAAATACATCGCACTGTTGGATTGCACCAGATAGTGCGTTTCCTTGTGCTTGCAACTGCACCTTCATTTTATCAATGTTTTGCAACTGACTCTGAACTTTGTCTAAGTCAGACTGCAAATCTTTTTTCTTTTGTTCAATTTCACCGACACTTAGTGTCTTATCATTTTTTGACATAATATCCTCTTTCATTTGTTAATACTACTTATATTAACTGTCAGCACCGATTGTTGTATCATCAGTGTCATCATCTCCAGTAATAGAAGACATCGCACAAAGAACTTGAGTTTTATTACGAGTTCTACCGTGTTGGTCTGTATAAGTGTTGTTTGTTACCCATCCGGCATGTGCAACACCTTTATCTTTGTTTGCGTCAATCTGTGCCTCTGCCTCAGAAATACCAGCAACCGCAGTCTTTTCAGCAGTAGTCAGATTCTTCGGTTTATCAGCAGCTTGGTCAACATTTCCCCATAGTGCCATTGTTTTTCTCCTTAAATGGTTATTGTAGTTCTATTTATCTAAATCCATATCTCTTCAATTTAGATATAGTGTTTGCTGGGGAAGTGTGATGGATACCAATTCCACCTGCCCCTTCCCACTCTTTGATGTTTTTCATATAATCATCAATTAGGATATTGGGTTGTCCATCAGTCATTGCATACTTCTTTTTGTCTGCACGTTGAACTAGATAAACTGTCCCACTTGGTCTTGCGTTCTTCTTCAACCAAACTTTTTTGCCTGGCCTACTATTTTTGTCACGGTCAGAGTATGCAGATAAAATGTTTGCATCATACTTATTGATTAGTTTCCACATCTTCTCTGCTCCAGGCATCCAATCAAGTGTTGCCCAGAAATCTTTCTTACCTTTGATTGATTCCCATCTTTCGTCTTTATCAGATGTTTGGAAATCCTTTCCAGTAAGTTTCTCATAACCACCAATGAAGTCACAAAGAACCATATCCATATCACAATAAAGCTGTGGAAGTTCTTCTTCATTTATGTTTGTGAGTTCCACAAGACTTTTCATTTTTACTTTTCCTTGTCTGCTGACGCAACTGAGACTTTAGATACTGGTTTACCTGTCATTGTGGTATCACCTTTAATATCTTTGTCTTCTTCCTTTTTTACTTTGGATTCAACACCAGCGGCTTCTTTCCACATATCTGTAATATGATTTGCAGCCATTTGTGCAAGAGACAATTCTTCAGAAACTTGTTCTGATTTCTCATTGTCAGCTTTGTAGTTCTTATCAATATAATCAAAGAACTTTTTCTTTTCGTCATCAGATTTGAAATCGGCAGGACTATCAACACCAAACTTCTTTAGTGCAGATTTGAAGAACTTTTCATATGCCTCTTTATCTTCGACTGTCATTTCTTCTTTGTCTTCATTCTGTCGTTTCAGAACTGCCGCAACTTGTGGGTGACTAGACAATCCCTTTTTAATCTTTTCAATGGCCTTAACTGCACCACTATAGTTACCACCTTTGTAACGTGGGTCAGATGCAACACCAATTGCCATCTTTACTTCTTTAGGAGAGAACTTTGCCTCATCGACAGTCTCTTCCTCTTTTTCTTTTTTTGAAATCGCAATTGCAGCCTGTTGAGCAGCAGAAACCGCCTCTAGAACTGCACTTTCGATACTACCATTTCTTGTTTTTAGATACTTTGGCATCTTATTTCTCCTGTGCATTTATTTTATTAATGGTTTCTTGTGCCTTTGCTATTTGCAACTGCAACTGTGCGATACGAGTTTTCTGTTTGTCATCTCGCATCTGGTCTACGGCCTTTGCACCGTCAGATTTCTCTGGTTCTTTCTTTGGTTCGTCTTCTTCCTTGACTTCTGGTTTTTCATGGGTGTAACCCATCTTGTCCATCTTCACATGGTCTGCATGAGTGTCTGCCTTATAACCTTTACCAGTTTTAGGGTCATACATCATGTGTGGTTTAAACTCTTTTTCTTCATCTAGTTTACCACCAGCATCTGTAAATGCAGCGATTGCCATGTTCTTTTTTTCTTCATCAGACTTACCTTGAAACTGTGGTGCGTCTGATTTTTTGAAGTCATCAATCCATGCACCCAAACCATCAGATACTTTTAGTTTCTCTTCTAGTGGTTGGGAAGGCCACTGAATAGGTTCTACACCCTCTTTGATATCATCAATTGATGCACCCATATCACCGATAGCAAATGTTACCTTACCATCTCTTTTGTATAGGAACTTCTTGACTGACTTTTCATTACCTTTAGTAACAAGTGTAACTTTTTCTACTCTACCCTTATTTACTATGTTCTTTGACTTAACAATATACTCAACAAAGTCTTTACCTTTACTGATTGTAGAACTGGTTTTGAGTTTGATAGTCTGTCCCTTTTTTAGTTTGTCAAATGCTTTGATTAACTTAGGGTCATCCATTTTCATTTCATCAAGGTCAAGTTCTTCATTCACATCACCATGTTCGATGTTTGCATAAAGTCCTTTTAGTTTCTCATGGGCACCAGATAGTTTATTCTGCATCCACTCTGGAAAATCTCCACCACTCTGAATATGCATTTTTGTTCTTTCAACGGCATGCATCATAAATTCTAATTGTTGCTCTGCCATAGAACCTTCATCTGGTGATGCTGGTTCTTCTTTTAATTTTGCTTCTTCAGTGATTTCTTTCATACGAATGCTATGAAGAATCTCACTCATAGTTGAACTATACCTAGTAGTCATATTTGTTTTCCTTTATCTGAATTAACAGAGTTCCCTTACCTTTAATAATTCTATGATACTCCATCTTTGGAATATTATAGATGTGACCCTCCACGAGTTCTTCTGGAAGAGAGTTGTCCATTTGAAGTTTCCAACCCTCACTCCTAATAATTGTTACTCTTCTGGAAGTCTTGTCTCTGTGCCAGACTAATTCTGACTCACTTACATCTCCAGAAAATTCTCTTATAATATAATCATCCTCTTCAACTTGAGAATATGGGTTTACCAAAAGAAGTTACCCCCACCAGATAATCCTAATTGTTTTGCATAACGAGGTAGGTTACATGCCCAATAACCTGCTTTTGTTTTATCTTTTTTGTTTGCACAATCATGTCTTGCGGCAAACGATTTTCTTGCTTC